TAATTCTTGTGCATGTTTTTCTGCCATAGTGGATATTTCGTGTGCAAGTTGAGCTTGCTTATCCTTATCTCTTACAAATTTTCCAATAAGTTTAGTTGCTGGTCCTATTAATGCAGTAAGTGCCATTATTTTACTCCTGTAAATTTAACGCCTTTAATCTGTACGGGTTTAATACCCTTAATAGCAGTTCTTACACCATTTTCTCTGTAAGGACAACTACTATTTACAGCATCTCCTGTTTTAAATTTTTTTGTTATACCAAAACCCACTGATTTATTGTTTTTACCTTTAGATGCTCCTACATTAATACTAAGATTACCATCTAAGAGTTTTTTTGAGTAATTTAACGTTGTGTTGTCTTTACCTTTTGAAATATTTAGAAGACCATCACCCACAATACTTTTCAAATTAACATTTTTTACTTTTTTATCTTTTAAATTGTAAGTAACTTCAGCTTGCGTTCTTGGTTGTAATCTTTTTTTTACTTTTAGATCTCCTTTTGCTGTAAAAGATAAGTTTTTTCCTACTTTAGCATCCGGGATTTTAAAAATTTTACCATTTTTTGCTCTTTGAGGTTGTTCGTACGGCATTGGAAACAATTTACCTTTGCCAGATTGTTGTTTTCTTTTTATTTTTGCAACTAATTGGGACATTGAAGGTATTTTGTCTTGATTTATGTTACTACGTTGTTTACTAGCCATCAAAGTTTGCCCAAGTTTCAACATTTCTAATTTCTTTAAAGAACTTTTTTTATTTTTTTGTTTCATTTGCCTTTTTCCTTGCAATATCTACCTTATCATCAGCTACTCTAATACGCTCTTGAGCTTGAAACTCTTGATCTTCTCTTTTTAATTTATCTAAATCAATTTTTTCTTCAAATTCGTCTATTTTTCTTTGTTCTGTTGTAGCAAATTCTGTTTGTCTACGTTGAATATCTAAAGCTCTTAAATCTAATTCTCTTTGTTTAAGAGCGACTAATGGATCTGGCTTACTTGCACCCATTTCTAACTCTGTTAATCCTTGTGTCAACTCATTAATTGTTTGTGCTATTTTAGATTCTGTAATAATTTCAAATCTTTTTGGATCATTTTGAGCTAACTGACTTAACTGTGCATCTTGTTGTAAGTCTAATAACACTAAAGCTCTAGCTTTAAAAGAAATGTGTTCCATAATATGAGCTTGTAAAGCTCCGTATACAGCTGGATTTACCTGAACCATACGAGTATTCATAAAAGCAATATGTGCTCCTATATGTGCATCATGATCTTGGTCAGCAAAAGCTTGTATTGGCATACCTTTCATTGCATTACTGTTCTCAATAGCAGGGTCTGTAGGTTTAGGTTTAGTAGAAGGTTTCAATAAACTATTAATTTGTTTAGTGCCAAGTGCTTCATACACTCTGTAGTAAGCTTCTCTCATATCGTGCATCGCAGGATTACTTGATGCGATTTGTAATTGTGCTTGTGCCATCGTAAATCTTTGTGATAAAGAAAACACATCTGGATCTGCTACAGGTAACACATCTACTTCTTGACTAAAATCGGTTAGTTTAACAAAACGATTACCGCCATATACTGCATAAGGATAAACAGGTGGTAAGTATGTTCCAAATACTACAGATAATAATTTAAATT